TCTTCAGTCCATCTACCGCGTGCATATCTTTAAGTTCATCGTCACGCTCCACGGTAGTTTTTACTGTCACTTCAGGCTGCTTTGAATCGGTCTTGCCGGCTTCAATATCCATTGCACTGTCCTCCTTAAGATTCATATCGCTTGTCATATTCAAATTTTCTTTTTCAGAAACTATGGTCTTCATGACATCTTTCAATGTCTTCTTATCTTCGCTGTTCAAAGAGGCGTACACCGTCAATAGTTCTTTAGATACCTCTTCTATTTTTACCTTGTCGCCCTCAGACGATAACGTCTTAAGTGAAGCGATTAGTTCGTGTATCTTTGCTTTTCCATCAGCTGGCACAGATACTAACGATAACTCAGTAAAAGTGATTCCTTTATTAATAGAATAACATGTTATTTGCTTATTATCTTTTTCCCTGGTGAAAGTGCGTAGCAGTCCAGTAGCCATGTGTTCGCAGAAATCTTCTTTTCTATGCATCTCTTTGCCGCACACAGAGCATACCGCGGTGTCGCACGTGCATCCCATCGATACTGAATCGATTAGACCGCTTTCAACCATGCGTGCGACGTCTGGACGTAGCAAGCGATCTATCTTGCACAGACACTCAACCCAAATGTCTTTAGTTTCTGCGTCGACTATCAGATACGCGTCAATTATTTTGCCTACGGCTTTTGTTACATCTTGCGCGTCATGATTTAGATATAAGCCGCGGCCTCTAAAAGAACCGTATGACTTAACGAGTTCTTCTAACGGAAAATAGTCGCCATTTCCATTGGCTCCGTTTGTTTCTCCTGCCGAAATGGCACGCGCTTTAAAATATAGGAAATTCGCTTTATCTAGCTTTTCGATTGGAGCTCCAGAAAAGCCGGCTTCGCCTTTCTCAGGAACCTTATTTACGACAGGTTTAACGCTAGGCGTAACGTTTGGAGTTACCTGTGGAGTTACTTCATGCACTACTTCTGAAATTTTCAATATAGAGCCAGTCTTTAGAAACATTTATTTATCCTCTAAAATTGAACCGTTGTAAAAAACCTTCATCGCAGGCAGATCTGAGTTATTGTCGCTATGAACTCTCAGATAACAACTCTTATCATCTGGATGAGAGTGTTCTGCCATAGGCGCATCGTGCGCTAATCCAGAGATGAAATCTTCTATTTCTTCGTCTACTATATCAGTCGCGGCATCTTGGCACTTGTCGCACGCATCGTCGCCAGCAATCCACGTCACTTTATTATAACCCTTACCCATTAAATCTTTTAAAGCCTTTCTAGTCTTATCTTTTGCGTGAGGCTTTGCTTCTTTTATTAAAGATCGTAGCCAATCGCTATTTTGTTTCATTTGAGGAATCTTCCGCAATGTAACCGTTATCCTCTAGCATCTTTAAACCGTGACCTAATATGGTATAGTGATCGTCTTTTAATGAGCGCTGAAATTGATTGAAACTTCTGTCGCTCATTCCACTTATGCGAGCGTAGTCAAGAGATTTACCTAAAAACTTCTGCATGATTGCAGTCATGATAAACTTTAAATCGATTTTTCCGTCTTTCGGTATATCAAGTTCTTCGTTATTTGTCTCTTCCATTTTATGTATCCTAAAATAAAGACGCCTAGATTCGTATCTAGTGCGTCCTTAGTATCAGTAATCCTGATTAAATAGAACTGCGCTCATATATAAAGCGATGCAATATCTATTGCGCGTTTATATTATCTTAACTACGGTGTTGCAGCGAGGACATAAAACATCCATCCGCTCAGGGTTTTTCACAAGAATTACTTCTTTCCTGTGCTGTATATCCACGTATCCGGCGCTGGACTTTTTAGCAATTAGATGCTGGCAGTTACTGCAGCGCACTAGATTATTTTCTGCGGCAACATCATTGCGCGTAGCCTCAAGCTCATGCACATCATGCGCGGTTTTTAGAATCTTTTCATTTGCACCAAATTTTTCTATCATATTACGTCTCCTTTACAATTATCGCCGCGTCAGTTATTCACCTACCGGCTCACTGCCTATGGATTTTTCTAGTAGATCGCCAAGTCCACCAGCTTCTGCACCAGGCGCAGGCGCTAGTGGATTTTCTCCACCAATAGGAGGTGTACCTTCTCCGCCTCCGCCTAAGTCAGGGGGAGGCATTTTCATACCACCCATCCCACCAGGCGCAGGACTTCCTTCCTTTGGCTTGAATTCCTTAGGAATGCGCTTGCCGTCGGTCTTATCGAATATTGTGCCTTTTTCGTCTTCTAGATTCTTCTTTTCAACTTCGAAGTCTATGTTAGGGAACTTGCTGTACAGGGTCTTCGTTGACACGAATCCCTTACCGTGCATGTCTAACATCATCTTCTTCTCTGACTCTTCGTCTTCAATGTTAAGACTGCGCTCCCACTCGATCTTAGGAATGATTAGCCTCTTGATCTTTCCTTTATACGAATAGAACTTATTCGCTTCAGAGATGCGGCGGAATACTTTGTTGTATACCCAGCGCTCAAACATGTCGCGCACGGTTTGATAGTCCATTATTAGACGGTGCAGTGACATCGTCTTCACGTTGCTGAATGAAGGACCTTCACCTAGTATGAGATTTTTATTGACGCCCATTGCCACGAGTATCTGGTTCTCAACGTATCCCAAATCTTCGTAAATGTTAAGAAGCTTGTCTTTGACACCGAGCGCTTTATAATCTACGATAGGAGGATATACCATCACATAAGGCGGGTTCTGGGTGGCTTCGTTGATCTTCGCGCGGAAGGCTTCTAAGTCTTCCTGCGTCGGAAGAATGTTCTTCTCTAGATTGCCAAGAGTCCACAGCTCAAACGGCATCTGATGACGTTCAGCAATACGCAATTGAGCCAGGCGAATGTAATCTTGATAAATCAATATCTTAAACACTGATTGCATGATAGGAGTGCCACGAACAGCGCTAGGTGATGTCAGTCTGGCAATAACAGACACAGACGCAGGATCTAATGGCACGTTCTTCTGGCTGAGGATAGCGGTGCGCACAACCTCAGGAAGCTTCTCCGACTCCTCTTTAAACTTCGGATCGTTAGTTAGCTTACGAAGTTCATCTGTCACGATTAGCTCGTACTTCGCTGCAGTGTCGAAAAGACCGTGTTGTATTTCTACTAGCTCCGGTTCTAAGAGAACGAAGTTATCCCAGTACTTCTTCTTTTCATTCCAGTTTCCGAATGGGATCGCCTCGCCGTATACCTGGTACGACAGGCTTGCGCGCAGCAAGAAATCGTATAGATTGAAGTTCTCATTGTCCATTGCCTGCTCAAAGAACTCACGAACTTCTGTGTCTTCGCATGTTAGCTTGAACCGAGAGAACGGATAGCGCGCGTGCATGTTCAGGATTGACTGAATGTACGGCTCTAAGTTAAAGAATATTCGGCACCACTTAAGGATTTCTTGGCGCGATTTTGGCAACAGCCAGGATTCTGGCGTAAGCTCAGGCGTGTAGAATAGGCTAGATGACATCATTGAGCTGCCACCACCCGTCACCGCCGACGCCTGCTTAGTGAACGTGTTCTTTCCGTCCTTTATATTCCACATATCTCCAATTTTACTAAAACCTGGCTTTTTGTCTTTATTGGACATATTTTCTCCTTACTCGTTTATAGCAGATCGTGCGATTTATTCCTGATCTGATTTTATTTTTTCTTCATTCAGCGCGACGATAAATTTTTCAAGATGGCGTTGCGATTGTCTTAAATCATGCATTTCTATATCGTACTCATGATTTAAATTATTGAAACTGAGCCGCATGATGTTTAATGCTTCGCTCAGACGATATAGCTCTTCTTCCATTTACAGTCCTCCAAAAATAGAACGCTTTTTAATTAGAGACATTCCAGCAACTCCACCGCCTAATCCTTTTCCAAGAACGCTATTTACCTTGACTCCACCAGGTATGCGGTACGTGGAATGCTGATTATTCGCCTGTATTTTTCCGTCTGCCGCGAATATTGCCATAATATCTGAAAACGCGCCGTCATCATGCTCTTCGTCCGGTGCTCGTATTTCTGCGTTTATTCCTGCAGACTTTACATGCTTTTCAAGCATACACCATTCATTAAAATGTTTACGCATTATCTTCACGTTAGGATCGAAGTGTGAAGCAATAGACGCCTTGGCCATGTTAACAATCGACGGGTATTTAATACGGTCATTGCGCAGCTCGAACACGAAGTGATCTGTCATCGCGTTCTTGTAGTTCTTGCCGCTATTAGGTTCACGGCTGTGGAAATATAATCCTACAATTGGAATTCCTTGCTGAACCATCACGTCAACAAGTCCACCGCCCATGTTGCCGTAGTCTGCTACACCCGCGACGCATTTAAAAAGCCCAGTCTGTGGATGTATGATAGATAAAATATCACCAAGTTGATTGGACAGGTCACCTTTCCATTCGGTTGTGAATACTTTCTCTTTGACATTTCCGACAGTCTTTCGCCAAATGCTAAGTGCCGTGAAGTCTGACTTCTCTTTATCACCTACGACTTTTCCACCAGCGAAGTCTAGACCGAAGTAATACATTTCGTGCGCTACACCGGCGGTAAGAATGGCGTGATTTCCAGAGTTGAGACGGATCTGATCTTCGTCATTTAGCACTGAGCTTAAATTGTCAAGCCACCGCATTTCATACTGCGTGTAGAAGTCTTCCTCTGACATTCCTGTCATTGAATCAAACCACAGATCTGAACGGTTTGGAAAATAAATTTGTTTTATAGAGCGAGGCATCTGCTCGACGACTGTCTTAGGGTATGACACGCCGTCGATTACGTAAACTCCGCCCTGCTCAAGCTTAGGACACTTGCGCCAATCGAATATTAGTTTAGTGAATTGTGGGTTCTGAAACGATTTCCAGAAGTGTCCTTTGTACAGCGGGACGCCTAAGTGAATTATCTTACCAATGGCAGATGATGAAACCATTGGAGCGATGCGCTGTCCATAGGAGAAGGATGAAACGCGCTGAGACTCGTCGATTACTACTATGTCGTAGTGGAAACCTTCACCTTCAGTTTCTTCGGCGGCTGACTGTGCCTGTATGCTTGAGCCGTTTAAAAATGGAATGTATGATTTCGTGAGTTTATTCTTATCGAGGTATTTCTCTCGATTTCTAACGTGCATTATCTTATTCTGGATTTCGTCTAGAAGACGTATTGCCTGTGCGGCTTTAGGACCGAACACGCCAATTTGAATGCCAGGATTTTCTACACAAATTTTAACTAGACCGGTTCCTACGCCAAAAGATTTACCGGAAGAACGCGCGGCAATAAGTGATAGATACTTGACGTTTAGGTCTACCACCTTTTCTAGAATTTCGATTTGGTTATCAAATAAATCGATCCCGAGCTCGGTTAATACCCAATAGCTGGGATCGAATGTTGCGTCGATTGACGTGGATAACCTGTTTAGAAGGTCTTCATCAATCTGAGGCGATATTAATTTCTTAAGTAAATGTTCTGACATTTGGACGTATTCATCCTATGCCACAAGAACTAATTAAAGTTCTTGTGTGAAGTCGACATCGACTTCTTTCTTTCCGTCTATTTCTACGCTCACGACGATTTTAACTTTTACGCCAAATTTATCGTTTTTATCTTTTGCATTTACTTCGCGCTCGGCATTTGACACTGCGTCGTTTAGAATGTCTTTTAACGCGTCATTTCCGAACGGAGTTTTCAGTTCCTCAATGAGCGCGTTTTTAAATCCATCTGCGACTTTTTCGTTAGACTCGCCGTCTGCGACTTTCTCAAGCCAATTTTTGTTTTTCATAGTTACACAGCCTTTTCTACAGTGTCGGCGGTTTCTAAAACTTCTATAGTTTGAAGCTCCACAACACGCTCAATCGTCGCCGTGCGATCTTTCATCTGCTCGATGTGTTCCTTTAGGAGTTTAAGATTGTGTTCTAGATGCAAAACCTGTGACGCGGTCTTTTCGATACGCTCGAGCATTGCACCCTTGCGCCTGTTCTTTCTTAGTTTGTTTAGCTGCTTAGTCGTGAGCTCTTTGTTTAGAATGTCGGTTAGAGACTCCATGCCAGTTCCGCCGGCAGAAGAATCGCCAGGTGACATGTTTGCTGGATGCTCGTGGTTGATTTGCTTTATGCGCGTCTCTAGATCTTGTCTAGTGTCTAGTGGCGCGGTTTCAGTCTTAGATTTCTGAACAGCTGCAAGAAGATCTTCAGCGAAACCAGGTTCTGTAATTTTTTGTTCTACCATATCTTGCAGCGCCAGGTCGTCGGTCATTAGCAGATAGCGACCGCGTTTTTCAGGTGATTTGCCTTGTATAAACTCTGCGGCAATTTCTTTTTCGGCGTCGCTAATCATTTGTTTGAAATGTTCTAAAAACGCATCATTCTTATCGGCCTGCATTTCTGCTTGGCTTATCGCTTTATTAAACGCGGCTATGCGAATTTTATCGGCTTCGCCTTCAGTTAAGCTATATAGCGTCGTTATTACACGAACGATATTATGCCGCGCTTCTTTTAATTCTTCAGGCGCGTCTTTGGTGAAATACATTTCGCCGTCTTTCAGCGTTTTTAGAATATTTTCGTACTGCGCCGCCGCCTGGTTCTGAATTGCGTCGAGTTCGCTTTTAAGCTTGTTCAGCACTACTTCACGCGCACGGATATCTTTTAGAGCCTCTAAAACTTCTGGCGCAATGGCTGTCACTTTTTCGTTCTTTGAATTTTCCAGTGCGGCAAAGAATATAGGAAGCACGTTCTTCTCTACAATATCGACCGACGTTTCGTATTGATCAGCCTGCTCTTTCCACTTCTTGTGTATTTCTGACCATGCATCTTTTAGCTCAATAACCTTTCCAAGCTGCGCCTGAACTGACCCATCTAGCTCGACTAGCGAACGTATAACATTAATTTTTACGTCACGCCAGCGAGTACCCCAAGGGCCTGACTCCGCCTTCGAGCGTTCCTTAGGATCATTCAGAGGATCTGTGCTTTTATATTTTTGCGTTTCTTTCTCATACTTGCGTTTCGCCTTTTCGAAGTTCATATCGTCAGGCGCGTCAAACTTGAGCGGCGCATCAGGACGCGGCAGTTCAGGAATTTCTGCGACCTTTGTGATTAAGTGCGTTAGTAGATTCTCTTCCATTGTTACCTCTAGTTATATGCTAAAGTATACTTACCTGTGACGTTTTCTAGTAGTACGTGTATTTTATCACTAGAATAAATTGTTTCTGGCGATACTAGCTTAATTGATTTAGCGAACGATATAGGTATTACTGCAGCGCACGTAGCAACTAGCGCCGAGCATACGACCTCTCCAGCTTTGTCTCCAATTAAGAATGGCCAAATTATGCCAATCTTTCTGAAGGCAAAATATATACCAAAAGTTAGAAGCTGCCACACGTCATATTTTTCTCCAATTAGAGAATAGGCCTTATCTATCATGCGAGTCATGTCTTCTACTTTTAGATCTGGAATACGTCCAACGGCAATTCGTGATGCCCGCTTCGTCAGTGGATCTAGCTTATTTTTTTCTACGCCAGCAGCGGTAGCTTCTATTACGTAGCCGTTGCCTACATATAACGCGACATGTGACCATTTAGAATTAGTGAATGCGCGTATTCCACGGCTAATGAAATGTGTGCCTTGAAAGAAGATGATATCGCCAGGTTGAAGTGTGCAGGTGTCCATGATTAACCTCTTATTTCTATATCGTAGTTGATAAATATCTTAGGATCTGTGACAGTTCCTACTGAATGGTACACGACGCGTATATATAGCCCTACTGGTATTGCGCCAGGAGCAGACGCGATTATTGATTGTAATTGGCTGTCGAATAGATACTTCTTTCTAACATAAGTCTTCAATACAGTGTTGGCGCCGTATCCTAGTAGGTTATCTATGTCTATTATTTGGCTTTCAGCGTAATCTCCTAGCGCAGCATTCGACACATATATTTCTGCGCCAGCTAAATATTTCGTTGAATACGTTTCGTTTCCGTAGTTTTGTATTTTGAAATCTATAGTTGCGGTTGTTCCCTTTGTTATTTCAGCCGATACCGCATCAGCTTGCATTTGAAATGTGTTGCTAGGTTCAGCTACGACCTTAGGCTGCACCGGCTTATTGGCGTTCGCCGCATAATTAGACAGATAGTCGGCTAGATTCTCAGCTTCTTGCGCGTGATCTATGCCTCCCCAGTTTGCTGTCGGTTTACCTATTATGGAAGTGTATGTGATTCCTGCTTCTACTGCCCACAATAACCAGCTATCAGATTGCTCAGAATGCTGGTATTGCAGCGGCTTAGAAGTTACCGTGCTAATGAAATCGGAGTAGGATTTTTGTATTTCCATATTATTCTTCAGTCCACTCGATTGTTATGTTTAGATTGCTTGCGGTGTTTACGGCGTTCAGATTTACAGCCACTACCTCGTTTATTCCACGCAATGTAAGCGATTTATCGTTCATCGCGTCGTCGTATAACAAATAGTTAATTAGTGTACCTACCGCGTTTACCTTTAGTAACGTCACAACGCTAGACGATATGTCACCTACATATGTACCTAACGTAGCATTCGCACTATACGCTAACACAGTAGCTGACGCCGCCGGGTCTGTTGAGTCGTGCGCGACGATTGGTATGGCCGCGCTAGTTCCACCAGAGTTAGCTGTTGAACGTTTTATTAATCTGAAGTTAAACTGGGTGTTACCTCCGGTAGTGATACCGCCAACTCGCACCTTACGAATTTTTATCGTTTTAGTCGCTGAACCAGTTATTGTAACTATGTCTGTTGCGCCGTTGTATCCAGCTAGCGCGTACACGGCTGCCGAATATGTTGCACGATTTTGGCCTGTCTGCACTAGTGCACCAGTGTTATCAAGTAAAAGACCGCGCTTTAATCCGCCAACGTCTATTCCAGAAACATATACCGGATTAGAAACTGGAGACGTTCCAGCTGCCGATTTTCCAGACACGTACTGATGATTTGTTGCATCGACTCCAGCGATATTTGTGCCGTCTGTTATCTTTATTTGTCCTATTACGTTATTGCCTACTGGAAGCGCGTCAGTTATTTTCTTTACGCCGTCAGTATTCTTTATTGATGCGATGTCGTTTTTGATCGTTAGAAGATTTCCATTTTCTTGCGCTGGATCTATTCGTGTCGATCCAGTTGCGCCAACAAGCGTAACCGGAAGAGATCCATCAGAATTAGGATTGCACTTAGCTCCTGTTGATTCATCTGTGAGCGTTACTTCCTGTGAGGCATTCGTTAAATCAGACATGATTCTCCAAACCGTACTGGCGTAGGCCTATTCCTACGCCAGCGCAGCGTCTAGTTTACAGGTTTCCAACTATTGTTGAATATAAATCCTGCGGTTTGTTAACTTCTAGATTGGTAACGATCACAACGATTGACCAACCAGTCGTGTCTGCGCCAGGAATGTTGTAATCTGACGCGTCGAAATACACATTCGGCTCTGATGCAGAGTTAAATCCTACCCAACGCGTGGTTTCTGATCCAGTAGGACCGACCTTAACTTCTACCTTAATTCGTCCTGATCCAGAAGCCTGAACGTTGTTCAACACGAATTTCGTCGCAGGAGAGTAGGTGTGAGTGCTGGCGTTATTAGTTACGACTCCAGCGTCTGTCTTGAAATCTACGACTGGCGCAGAAGGAACCGAAGTAGTTACATACACCGGCATCGGAGTCTGGTCTGTCGCTACAGTGACAGATAGAGATCCGCTGGAGTTTTTTGCTCCAAGAGAGGCGGGTAGCTTAGTGTTAATGCTACCAGTGTTAGTAGCTGTCGCCGCTAGATTTCCGCCAGATTCCTTAGCGAAATCGACCGCGGCAAGTGTGGTAGCATGACCTGCGATAGACGCAAGATTTCCACCGCTTTCTTTAGCGAAGTCTACTGCTGCGAGAGTTGCTAGATTGCCGCCTTCTGTTGCTGGATTTATTCTCGCATCTGATGTGTCTACTACGCCGACCAGGACGTCACCATTTGCAATAGTTCGTACTGGTAGACTTGATTGTGTATCTGCCATATGTTATTCTCCTATAATTTTTTCAAACTTGCTTCAAGTTCAGCGATTACTTTTCTAGTGCCAGCTTCATTCTCTTCTAGCTTAGATAGCTCATAACTTAGTTCAAGGCGTCTGCGCGCCATTCGTTTCATAGAAAGCTGCATCTCAAATAGCTTTTCTTCTATTCGTGCCTTACCGAGTTCTGATGGTTCTTTTATATCGCTCATATCGTTTCTAATACTCCAAATATTGCGGCTTTGAAGTCTTGCGCTGCGCCGCTCTTAAAATGCGTAGCGCCTACCGTAATTGTTTCTCCTGCCACTGCGGCGATTTCTGTGTCGATTTCCATTGTAAGTATCGACGCCGTGGTTCTATATCCGTCGACTTGAATTCCATTTTTCTTTACGTAAAATTCTGCGTCAACGTCCGCCCAAGCTCTTGCACCGCGCATTCTAAATTTCATGCCAGCTGGAACGGTGTATACGATTACGTCTCCAGGAACATTGTACGACAAACTCGCGACGCTGAATGCGGTAGACGGACTTGCTGGCGATCCGCCGAGAGTTTCTAGCACGTTCAATAACGTAGACTCAGTTGCCGCTCCAGAGATGCCGTTCAGGTTAACCTGGACAATGCCAGCTGAATCCGTCCGTATTTGCTTATTAGATACTCCATCCGTTCCATAGATCGATACTGAATCGTTATCTTTATCTAAGGTAACTTCTGCGCTTATTGTCGCACCGTCTAATGAAAATGGCTCAAGCGATGGGATGGTTCCAACTTTAGCGACTGATACAATGCCACTATCAATGTAGCGCTTTAAGTCCTGAGAATCAAGTATCTGCTTCTGTGTGAAGTAGTGTCCAAGGTCAATAGCTACGCCAGGTTCTAGGATTATGTTCAGATCGGCTAGATGCCTTGGCTCGTCCGTGCTTTGTAGAGTGATTGTTAGTGGACCAGTAGGCACCGGACCTGAGTCTTTGGCGCTAATTGGCGCGCTCGGCGCCAGCGTAGGAACGTCTTGTTTTGCGCCAAACCAAGAACTTATTATTTTTGTGACGTCCATGTTTTTTAGCCGTTCAAATCTTCAATCAGCGCCGACACTTCAGATAGCTTTTGATATATTAATTTAAGGATCTTATTTTCTTTATCTGTAAAAATACCTTGCTCAAATATTCTCTCGAAAAACTTATTATACGCGGCAAGAATATCAATCACGTCACTCTTTACTTTCGACTCCTTCTTTTTTTCCTTCGGCATTGAGTAATTCCTTTAATGTTACGATTGATCCTTCAGTGCGAGCAATTTGGATTACCACGTCGTTTCGTTGTGCGTTGTAGCTATTTTGTAGCGCGCTGAATGTCGCGTCTAGGTCTTTTAACTTTTTATGAAGATCGGCGTTAGCGGCTTCGCTCTGACTTAGCTTTGTCTGTATCTCCATCATTTTTACCTTCCTCCATCTTTTCTAAGTTCTTTTCAAACGCAGGTAGACCTTTGGTTTGGTCATAATACTTTTTATGCTCATCGAGATGTTCTAAGGCTATCGCTTCTCCAGGAAGATCTGGGTGCTCGGATTTTTCAATTTCTACGCCGCGCTCAAAGTCCTTCTTCGGCACGTCATGCAGAATTTCGTCTTTCTTTTCTATCGCGTCAGCTACTGATAATGATTTCGCATAAATCATTTCAGCCACTTTGCTAAATTTATTCCAATTTTGCGCGTCATTGGTCTTAAGCGCGCCTTCTAAATTATGATAAAATGCATGATGCACGTTTTTATTTATTACTTCATCGCGATAGCATTCGTCTACAAACTCGGCTAGAACTTCCACCTTATCTGGATTATCTTTTAGAATTTTGGCGGCATCGTCTAGCTCTGACTTTTTTTCTGGAACCTTGTAGCCTTTTGCCCTAGCCTTGCTGTATGCGATAGCTGCGGCCTGGTCATTAGGAATATCTGCATCCACACCTTTAGCAATTTCTTTAGATACGAACTCTTTTGCCTTTTCCGTGGTCGCGCTCTTCATCATGCCAGAAATGATTGTCTTTATGTCGGATTTTTCTTTCGCATTGAGCGCAAGTGAATCGACGTAGGCACTAGCAGCTATCTCAGTTTTGGCTGATTTAACTATCGTATGAATATCCCTGATGAATTCTGCGGCTTTCTTGTGTGACTCGCCGTATAGAATTACGTCCTCTTTCTTTGCGTCTTCAAGAACATCGGCGACATCTTTCCACGTAAATCCAGCGTTGTAAAGATATGTCTTCACCGTGTCAGTGTTCAGATTCTTGCGAACGCCCTGCATGAACTTAACATCGTAAGTTCCAGCGTCATGATTAAATCCTACAATTAGAGGAGTATAAAATCCTATCGCTTTTTCGGTTGGACGATTTGCGCCTTGATCCAGCCGCCACTCGTCTTTGCCGCATGTGTCGATATTCGTTTCGATCATTATCTGGCGCTCTTGCTCTTTCTTCTTTTTAGCCTCAACGGAAAGTTTTGCGCCAATGTTCATCGTTTCTAGCTTTTGCGGTTCTTTATTCTCAGGCCTATTCTTTACGGTATTTACGGCGTCTTGAAGTTTGTCGGCGTTTACTTTCTTCTCAGCCGCAAAAGAATTTACTGCGCTCTGCATGTGAGCCACGTCGCGCTTATCTTTTTTGAATTTTGAAACGAATTCTTCAGCGAGCTTGTTATAATCTGCGTCGGCCATTTCGGCTTTCTTGTACACAGAAGAAACCTGCTCGCGACGAGACACTTTTCCGTTCTCGTACTTAAGATTAAAATCCGAGTACGTAGGAGTAAGCATGCGGCAAATCTTTGTGAAGCGGTCTTTGTCGCATCCACCAATAACATAGTACCGGCTCTTGCCGTTGGCGTTCTTTTCTACGACCGCAACATTAGCAACATGCTTATCGCCTATGCTAAACGTATCGTATAAATATGCCGCGAAATTGTCTTTTGCAATATGTGGAATTGAATACGTAGAATATGTCTCTGTTGGATAGTTGACCATGAAGTCGCTTGGAAGTACAGACGCCACATGACCTGGGTTTAGCTCGTCCATAAGAAACTTCTCGTCGAATTCAAATCCAGGATTGGCGCCTGCGCACTTATACACGCCTATCCCATCGATTATAATGCTATCTTCTTTTTCAATTGCGTCAGTGAGATCCTGCTTCTTAGTTTCGAGCTCAAGAGTTTCTATTGCTTTCTTTGAAAGATCCTTGGCGCTGTCGTAGTCTTCTTTCTTTATTTTGTCGTCTATCTCTTTAAATATTTCAGCGATTTTCGTGTATGCTTCGGCCGCATCTTTCTCTTCGTCGTACGATTGCTTGAACAAAGGACTGAGCGATTTAGACCAGTACGCAATTACGTCTATTTTGCTATCCATCTCTGAACGAGACATGCTTAGCACAATAGCTCTAGACTTTTCCTCGTCATCGCCCATCGATCGAGGATCGATGGCTAGAAAGGTGTCAGTCTTTTGCGTTAGTGCTTTTGCGGTTTTTTCAATGCCGAATAGGTCACCTATCCACAGTGCGATGTTCATCTATGTTCCCCTTATACGATCATGCGCTTTACGTTGGTCTTTGGCGTCATCGTTTCATCGACGACACGCAGTGTCCAAAATGATCCGTCTGAAGACGCGGATAGTTTGTTATGATCGTCGCCAGTTATTGCGTAGCGAACGCCATCTAAGCTAACCGTATCTCCAGCCTTTAGTGAAGAAGGAAGCCACGTCTTATCGACGTGAATGACCGGAGTAATCACAGCTCCAGCGACAGGTCCAGCCGACGCGGCCTTTTCAAAACCATCTACTAGCTCTTTTGCCGCTTGCTTCATTTCCGCGTCCTTGGCTACCATCGCATTATACGACGCATCCTCATTAGAAACGATAGTGTTTAGCTCTGCGCTTAGCGCCGTAGTGTCAGGCATTGCGATAACACCATCGGTGCATGTAACTCGTATAGATGCCTTTTTTGTTTTTCCAGCTTGAAGCGCGTTGACGGTGAAATCGACAGTTCCATTGTATTTGTGGTTATCGCCTAGAACCAGCTTAGGAAGAGTCTCAATGACTTCAACCTTGTCAATCTTTAGATTTGCGCGTGTCATGAAATTGATTAGCGCGACGCTCGCGTCGTTAACGAACGTACCGATCTGGCGATCTGAAGCGATCTTAGCCTTTTCGTCGTGCTGGCGGACCATATCCGGAAGCGTGTGCATGATTTCTACAGTAACGGCTTTATCGTTGTGGAATATTTCACCCATTGTACTATCCTCCTAAGAACGTGTCGTATAAATAATTCAATACAATATCTACTTATCCAAGTCTGCGATTCGTTTTATGACGTACGCGCGCAATGCTGAATCTTTCGTAAGACGTTCAAGCATTGATGCGTACGCGTCTTTTATTTTCTTTTTTTCTTTTCCTGCGTACTCCGCGTCGTTTGCATAGCCTTGTGATATCGATTGATCGTCTACGTTTGTGTTGGACAGAAATGGAACTGCGCCGCGTCCTTTTCTGTAACCATCTTTTCCGTTATCAGTATTTGAGATTTCCATTTCAGAAACGTCAAGTGAGTCGTCGCGCCACGCACCAGGCGGGCGAGTAGAAAATAGTTCGCCTAGCAAATGCAGTTCAGCGTTCAGTGCAGCCGTTGTGCGCGTTTCGTCTTCTACGTCTTCGCTTTTTACTACAATCGAATTCACCGATATCTGTTTTCCAAGAATGGAAACTGGAATAGGCTGCGAGGTATACACCATTCTATACGCGACATTGTTTATCGGGCGAACACTCGGCGTGAGTGAGACGCGTACAGAATCTTGAAGATTAAACGGGCCATTTTTAAATCCTTTAATATTTTTATACTTATTCGGTATGTCATCCGGAAAGTATAACCAAAATTCAGTTCTAATTGGCAGTGTGTGCTTTCCAGTATTGCGCGTTGTAATATTGTCTTTAAGCACCGTAACCCTGTGAAACTTATTGGTTATCGCCTCGACGGTCTTAAGCTCGACTGCCGCAAGCGATTCGTCGGTAAATGGACTTGACGTATCCCTACCCACAAACTCTTTAACTTTATCGACGAACGACTTGTCCTTTTTACGAAGATCGACGGTCTTCTCGGATTCTCCAATTTTTATCGCGATACCGTTGGCAGTGGTCGTCGCTGATATCGCATGATCGAACACTATCGTGTCGTTAAACGTTATCGTGTTATTAGAAACGTAGTTTAAAAGAGGCGCAAAATACGATATATATACTGCATCAATTAATACAATGCCTTGAAGCATTGCTTTTAGCTCATTTGTGTCTTCAGTACCACTAATTTTAAGTTCTTCAGGCACGGTATCTTTAAACAGCGTGTCCATCGCCTTGCTAACTTCAGCTGGCGGCATACTCTGATATTTCTTATAATCCGCCTCCTTATACGCATTTTTTGCTGCGTCGTTTGATTTTAACTCGTCGATTAAATATCCATTGGTGATATTCGCGTCGACGAATATCGCACTAAGCGGCTCAATGCCTGGTTCATTTATCGTTAACCAGGAAGTGTATATTTGTGTGTTGTTTAGTATTTTCATCGCGTCTGAGCCGGCGATGGATTTCATCGATGCCAGTAATTGCTTAGACGCATTTAACTGCTTTTTATACGCCTCGGCTATCTTTAACGCATTTGCGCCGTTATTTTTACCGTTATTCGCGACGTTATTTTCACCGTTATTCGCGACGTTATTTTCACCGTTATTCGCGACGTTATTTTCACCGTTATTCGCGACGTTATTTTCACCGTTATTCGCGACGTTATTTTCACCGTTATTCGAGACGTCATTCGGCGCATCCGCCGACTTAAGCAGTTTGGCGATTTCAAAAATTCTGTTAGGCTTTACTTCTGTAGGATTTTCGATGCGCTCAAGTGGGTCTCCTAGATTTTCTAGAAATTCTATAAAGCCCATGTTGTCTTTGTTCCATGCGCTGGGCGGATAACCTTCTTGTTCTTTTTCGTGTGTCATACGGTGCGATCGGTGTATAAATATTTAAATGCTTGACGCGTTATATTTTCACGCATATGGCGATGCGCTGTGCATGATTTTTTTTTTCGTCGTTGCCAATATTAATATGCATTTCAATATCTCCGCGGCATATAGCGCGTGCAAATATAGATACTTATTGAAGTATTAAGTATAGATGTATAATATTACACACGGAGGGTAAACTATGATTCAAGCTCGCCTATTAGAAGACGTTACCTTGCAAATCCAAGACAAAATCAAAGCGCGTGACGCACTAAAAATTAAAAATGACGCGCTCTACCGAGAGATTAGCGCCAACATTCTGCGCAGAAAGGCAATACTTCAAGAGATCCGTGCGTTAGAACGACAGCGCAGCGCGCTAAAACACGCGAAGTGATTACGCGCGTCGCACGCTATCTAGGAAATCGCTCCACGGAAAGTTTACCGGATCAAATTTTCGTCCTGGAGCGATGTCTAAATGCCGTAGAACATTTTCAAACGCGATACCATGACGAACGCAAATAGCGTTGCTTAACCATACGGCGGTACAGATTTGCTCGTTAGAGTATGTGTCGGCGCCATCATTCAAGTTCTCTAGTTCGACGCCAACGGAAATATGGTTAAGACCGACGTCGGCACCCCACTGAGACTTTCCAGCGTGCCAGGTAATGTCTTTTTCGTCTGCTAGCTGATACACGGTGCCGGATTTATCGATTAGATAGTGCGCGCTCACTTTAGCCTCTGGATTTGTCATCCATGAAATAGCCGACTTAGCTGTGCCGCCGGTAGAGTGTATAATTAAATATTTAATTATGCGGTTAGGATCCTTTTGAATATTTGCAGTAGGCGTCCATATTATATTTTCTGCTTTACGCGGCGGATATTTAGCGCCGGTTGGAACAGAAATAGGACCAGGCGTGGCAACTCGGTTATTGCCTACAATAGACGTGATGGCATTTAAAATGGTTTGGAAATTCATAATAAAACGCAATATTATATCATGAAACCTTTACGTATCGCGCTATCGATAGACTTTGATTTTTTCAGCGCCGAAGATCCTACTTGGGATTTCGGCCATACTGAAAATTCCGCGATGTATCAATCTTCTGCTATTTGGGCGATGCGATACTTGCACATAGATCTAGAAAAAGAGGCGAGCATAGACAAGGCAGACTTTTATCCATTAGATATATTAAAAGAATTAAAAAAGAAAAATTTAAATTTAATGGATACCGCGCATGTAGGTTTAGCGGATAGTCATAAGTACGCCTTAGATTTCTTTAGCCCTAATTTGAGCGAGATAGATTTGATAGTAAATATTGACGCGCATCACGATTGCTGGCCATATGAAAACGGAGAAAAGATAGATTGTGGAAATTGGTTAACCGCAATTGGAAAGAAGACTACGTGGGTATACCCAAAATGGAAAGATCCAATGATCGACGTGGATCCAGCTATCAATATAAACGCAGTGACGTGGAAAGATTTTAAGATTGAAGAACCTAATAACGTCGTATCAATATTCGTCTGTCGATCTAGCGCGTGGGTTCCGCCACATTTCGACAATCTGTACGCCAGGTTCGTAGAAAAATTTTCTGATAACTTCTATCCTGTGATTCTTCAAGGCGTGCAGCCTAGAGAAGACCTGGAATATGAGGCGTTAGCCGTTCAACGAGAAGCGATGCAAAAAAGAATCGGCGAAATTAATACTCATCCAGCCGATAATCAGGATTGAGCCGGATTGGTTCAATCGATTCAACCTTTATATTCTTATTACAATTAATTCGCTCTAATTCGTCGGCTGAAACGATTCGAGACTCCATTATCTTATTCATGGAGTCCCAATCTTTTTTATATGTTATGCGATAGAGCTGTTCTTCCATACTATCCAGTTATTTCTTCTTCGTGCGTCGTTGACAGCGGTTCTCCGCCTGTGCATGGTGCGGTTTGACCTGTGTGAATCATTCCACCTGGGCATATATCGTTAACAGTACGATAGAATTTGGAATCGTGATACGTTTGGCCAATACCTACCGTTGTAAACGGCCGCTTAACTGCGATAAATCCGTTATCTGCCGCGTAAGTAGTCGCGAATGACTCGTTTGACACAATGACGCTCTCAACTACTCCATTCTTTATCAGGCAAAACTCGTTGTCTATCATTGCAATATCTCCATATCAATGCAACACTCGGAAACGCCTATTACGCGTACAGCGACGGAGTTCATTGCCGTCATGGCGCTGTTGCTAGCGTTATACGTTATTTCCGCTTTGCTTGTCCTCTATCTGTGTCATTCCGATTCGAGAAAGAAGCGGTTCTGACTTGACTCCGTTGATGGCGAGCTCGCCCATGTTCTTGAGACTCTCCGCAGCGCCAGTGATACCTTGTAACTGATTGCTCAGCG